CCATATTTTTTTGATATAGCCTCTACAATTTTTTCTATGTCATGTCTGTAGTGAGCCCATATTACAGCTTTGCCCTCCACTTCATCTAGTATATCCATAAGTTGTGTTATACGATTATTCTTAAGATCTTGCACTGTGCCATCGTTTGATTTAAAATGACCACAAGTTATTTGATGTAATCGCATAAGTTGTGTAATAACAGTTGCAGATGTAACCATCTTACCATTTAAGAATGCAATAGCCTCTTGCTTCATTTGTTTATAAACTTTCTTTTGTTCATCTGTAAGTTCTACAGTTCTTTTCATGTATGTTTTTTTAGGTAGATCTAGACAATCATCTTTTAATACACGATAAGAAAAAGGTTTTAGTTTTTCTGATAGTTCTGCTAGATTTCTATATCCGACCACTATCTCAACTTGTCTACCAGACACATTTATTTTTCTACACACAGCATACCTAGTTCTAAATACATAATATGATGACTGATCTAATAGGTAAGGATCTAAAAAATAACATTGTGTAAATAGATCTAAAGGTGATTTTGTAACTGGAGAACCTGTAAGTATTCTTCTATATTTTGTAAGTGGTCTTAATGATACTATATTTTTAGTGCGTTTAGCTGCGGGGTTTTTTATAGTGGTAGACTCATCTATACCCATTAATGCTTTGTGACTATTTAAAAATTTCTCTGCAAACTGCATACCTTTTTTAGTAGAAAATGCCTCTACATTCATGATTAGTATGTGAAGCTCTGCACCAGTTTTAAACAGGGGCTGTAAATCTTTTGCCTTTGGATCTGTTCTCCATAAACCTACTCTTTTTTCTATATAATCAGGCATATGGTTTGGTATTTCACTATCAAACCAGTTCTTATAAACACCCTTTGGTGCAACAATTAAAGCACCATTTATTTTTCCAGCGTTGTAGAGCATAGCAATATTATCAATTAATACTTTTGATTTACCTGTACCCATTTCCATAAAATACGCAAAAACCTCCTTATCCCATGACATCTCAAGGGCTTTCTTTTGATGAGCAAAAGGCTTGCTTTTGTATTTATAGTGCATAATATATTTTAACTTTCTATTGGAAGCATATATATTATGTGTTAAAAAATGTCAAGAAGGATATATTACTAATGGCAACAGTCTTTGTTATACAAGACATACCAGGATCTAAAATAGGTGCACCTAAAATTAATATTATAGGAGCAACACAGTTTGGTAATTTAAAAGTATTATTACCGGAAAACTCACAGATTATTTTAAGTCCAGCATACGTAATACAAACTTTACGACAAAAATTAAAAGAGTATAAAAAAGACGATTATTTACTACTTACAGGTGATCCTGCCATAATTGGTGTGGCCTGTTCTATAGTATCTGATATAACAAATGGTAAATACAACCTATTAAAATGGGACAAACAAGAAAGAAAATACTACCCTGTAGAAATAGATTTATATAAGACTTGACAATAATGTAAAAACCTATATATAGAAAGATGAGAAAGTTATGACAAAAATAGATTTTGAAAAAGATAGAATGCAATCTGTTGAGCAGATAGATTCAGCTAAACGATTGTCAGACAAAGTTTTAGAATTAAAAGATTTAGAAGATGAAATTGCAAATGCAGAGGAGTCTCTTAAAAAATTAAAAGAGAAAGCAAAAGTAGTTTCATCTGTAGAAATACCTGCAATGATGGATGATATGCAGATTACAAAATTAAAGCTGAAAGATGGCGAGTCAGTAGAAGTTAAAAAAATCTAC